CTGACGAACAGTTTATCAAGAAGTCATTAGAGGAGCTAAAAGAACAGTTAGATAGGATTATGGAGTATATTCAAGAGAATCCTTGGCAGAAGATGGACACTAATGTCCGTTCTGAAGAGTTCAAGTTTCAGACTTCTTTATTTGATAGTCACACGAAGTGGCTTAAAGCATACTTAGAGTTGTCAGGTGTCTTTGAATTTTATGAAGAAGCCATGAAAAATAAAGAAAAAGAAAGTAATGTTCGTCAAGGACATACTGAAAATTCTATGATTGCTCATTATAAAAGCGGAGAACTTGACAACATGTTGAAAAACTTAGATTAATGAGTTTAAAAAACGAATTTTTCATTTACATGAAGAATAAGCCTGAATGGGTGGAGGGATTATCGTTTGAAAAACAGACAAGAGATGTTCAGCAGTTTTATCTTTGGGAGCTTAAAAAAGTTCGAGAGGGTGTAACTGTTGGAGGACATAAAATCCACCCTTGGATGTATTGGCATTTAAACCATTGGCACATACAACAGGACATAATGTTACCTGACGGGCAAACAGAAAGGGTGAATAATCCCCCTATCCTCAGGGACAACGAATGGTTTTATAACGAAAGTGTCATAAGGGCTGAGGAAAATCCTAAGAAAGGGTTATTTATTATGGGTTCACGTCGTCTTGGGAAGAGTGTTTCTATCTCTTCTTGGACCATGTGGAACGCCCAAACAAAATATGGTGGTGAAGCATCTGCTAATACTATCATTGGTGGTTCAACGGAGGACTTAACAGCGTTAACAACTTACATGAACCACGGTTACGAATACACACATCCTATGTTTAAGATAAACAGAATTACCAAAGATTGGTATAGTAAGCAGGGTGTTATATTTGGAACAAAACTTAAAAACAACGAAACCGATGTGTTTTCAAGGATACAGGTTATAAACTTGGACATGGGTTCGAATACTTCAAACCAAAAGACTGCGGGTGGTACGCCTGTATCTTGGGTATTAGACGAATGTGGTAAGTTTGCTTTTAAGAAAGCGTGGGAGGCTGCGAGACCTTCTTTTGATACAGGTTTAGGTACTTGGCGTATTAGTCCGTGGCTTTTAGGAACGAGTGGTAATATTGACATGGTTCAAGATGCTATGAGTTTAGCAAACAACCCTGAATCTAATAATTTGTTAGTTATGGATTGGTCTTTAATTGAAAGAAATAATCCTGACCCTACATGGACTCGAAAATCTTGGGCTTTATTTGTTCCTGGTCAGATGTCCTTAGCGATAAAAAAGGTAGATTCTAATCTTGGAGAGTATCTTGGGGAGAAAGACCCTGAACTTGAAAAGATAAAAATGCAAGTTACACCTTGGGAGAGTGCTAACGCGGAGTTACAAAATGAGTTAAAGAAGTTAAAAAAGATAGACACTGTTGCTTATTACAACCGTAGAATGTTCTATCCTTTAGACCCTGACGATTGTTTCCTTCAAGATAGTTACAATCCATTCCCGACGGCAGAAGCTATAACACATAAAAATGAAATTGTTGCTCGTGGTGATACAGGAAAACCTGTAGATTTACACATTAACAATAACAATGAGATAGTTTACAATATGTCTGATAAGGAAATAGCAGAGTTTCCTCATAAGGGTGGAAACGTTGATGCTCCTTTCATATTGTTTGAAGAGCCACCAGCTCCGAATAACAGACATATTCAACAAATATATTGTGCAGGTCTTGACCACTATAAACACGACACTTCTGATGGAGATTCCTTGGGTGCGTTTTATATTGTCAAAAGAAGAAGTAACATTTTTGATACTACAAAACTTGTAGCATCTTATGTATCAAGACCTAACACCATGGAACTTTTCAACAGAAATGTTGAGATGTTAATGAAGCTTTATGGGGCGGAGGTATTGCAGGAAAATGCGGATATATCGTTTCAGCAATATTTGATGAGAAAACATGAAGCTGACATTTGGTTAATGAATGGTGAGAGTTTAGCAAAACGATTTGTAAATGCTCGTTCAAATCAAAATAACAAATACGGTATTACTCCAAACACTCGAAACATACAATACGTATTCAATTTGGTAGTAAGTTATTGTTGGGAAGTATTATCAGATAAGAAAAACGAAGATGGAATATCAATCCCAATGCTTGGCATCAGCCGTATAAAAGATGTAGCGTTGTTAGATGAAATCATCAACTATAAGAAGGGACAAAACCACGACCGTATTTTAGCATTCGGATATGCTCTTGCGTGGGCACAATATCTTGATGATGTGGGTGTGGAAGTTGGTCATCCTGAAATTGATTTAACAGACATCAACAGGGCTCGTAAAAATTTAAGAAACAGAATAGACTCAGGTTCGTTTTACTCTACTAAACGTTCAGGTTTTTATTAGTTTATTTTTCATATTCATAAGTTTAAATTTTAATTTTAATCATTACCTCTCACTTTAATCAGTGGGAGGTTTTTTGTTTTTTTAGAAAAAAAATTTGCGAGTTTCAAAAATAAGTTTTACATTTGCAGAAAATTTTAAAGTCATGCATGAAGAAGAATTGATTAAATTTATTAAACCTTTAATTTAAAATGATACTTAATAGAGAAAACATAGATATAAAAACTATTGGAGATATTAAACTCAATAGTGTAGAGATTGATAAAAATAGTGGAGCTAAAATAATAGCAATGCTTACACACAACTTATATTCTAATCCGTTACAAAGTTTTATTAGAGAGACGGTTTCTAATGCCGTAGATAGCACTAAGGAGGCTGGTAATGATAACCCTGTTGTTGTAAGTTTAACCACTGTTAACAACGATGCGAGGATAACTGTTAGAGACTTCGGGACAGGTCTTTCACCCGAGAGGTTTGACAAAGTGTTTAGGTTCCTTGGTGGTTCTACAAAAGAAAACTCTAACGATTACATAGGATGCTTCGGTATTGGTAGATTTAGTTGTCTTGCTGTGGCTAATGAAGCAGAAATAACATCTTTCTACGACGGTGTGTGTTACAAATACTTGATGTATAAGACAAGTAATGGAATCAATATAGATTTGCTCGACACTCAACAGACTGAGGAGGAAAATGGACTACAAGTAAGTGTGGTTATTAAACGCAGTCCTAATTGCATATACGCTGTTAAAAACACACTGGCTTATTTTGACAATGTTGTGATTATAAATGATGATTATATTGAAAACAATGTCAAAAAGGGTAAAATAGGAAGTATTAAACCTATCGAACTGTCTAACGGTGGAGATTTTCAAGTGGTTATGAATGGTGTATGTTACTATGTGGATTTCGATAAAATAGAAAATGTCATAGGTGTCGATAAGACTCTATTGATTAAGCAAACGGCTATAGACTGTGTTGTAGATGTGAAAATAGGAGATATTAATGTTACTCCAAATAGAGAAGAAATAATGTATGATGATTATACATGTAATAACATTTATAACAGAGTCTTAGAAATAAAAAAGGAGTTTTTAGAGTTCAAAAAACAAGAAATAACCGAAAGTGGTATCACTAAGGATAATTGGAGGTTAATCCCGAAACTAAATTTTTTAGGCAACATGTATTTTGATTATGATTACTTTATTGAATTTAATGGAGAGTTATTCAATCAACAACAGGTGATGTACATCTACAGATTTTTGATAAAATTAACGATTCCTAACGATAACAACAATCTAAGTATATGTTTAGATAACTGTATAACAAGTAAAGATATAAAAATTGAAGATGTATTAAATGCTTTTGATAAAGGACAACTATTTAGTAGACCTGTTAGATTAAATAATCATACAAGGGACTTCCTTTACAAAGATTATGGATACGGTACGGTATTAGTAAAAGATTTTAATATGTTAAAACAAGCTATTGAAACTCTTGCTATACCAGGTAATCCTAATGTAATACACACCTTGAAAAAATGGTTACTTGAAACTTTAAAGGTTAAAGAGTTAATTGTCCCTGAGCCTGAAAAGAAAGTAAAAGATAAAAAAGAAAAGCCTATAGGTAAACAAGTAAGATTTAAAATAGAGAAAGAAGTTCATTATAAGAAACTATCGGAACTCGAAAAGGATAGGGAACAGTATGCCATATTATCCCCTGATGAGGAAGCTAAATATAGTCATATCGGTAAAAGACATGCTATTAAGGTTAATAAAACTATGTATGATAGGTTATTACAGTTAGGGTTTAAGACCGTCAAGTCTATTGTAGACGAAGCGAAAGATGAATTATATTATAAAAAATTATATTGTGGGTTAGAAGGTGTTAACAATACTCTTAAAGGATTGGGTTATTCTATAGACCGTAATGCTTATAAGAGGATAAAGCAGGGTAACCGTAAATATCATGATAATTATATTCGGTGGATTAAAGTCGATAAAGAAGTTCCTGAAGAATATAAGTGGGTTGAAAACCTTAGAAAATTAATAGAGGCACCTATCTATGGATATTTAAGGTCTACTATATTAAAACAATTATTACCAATTAACTTTGAAATAAACGATAAAAATGAAATTACAGGTCAGAAATCAGAGAGCAATCTTTTTGTTTAGCGATAACTCTACATTCATTGTCGAGCCGTTTACAGATGAAGATTATAACTTTTGTATCAATCATACAGAAGAAGAAATAAAAAATAAATTTACTACTATTATAGAGATGCCTGAGGTGGCAAACCTTGATATATCATCAAGTAAAATACTTACTGAGGAAGAGGGACGTATTATTATTCCCTCCGTATCTAAAATAGGATTACCTGAGATACTAATAAAGAGAATTATCGAGGCGGAGAAGAATGGGACAGAGTTGAAATATGTTAATTTTTGGAAACTTCTTTCTCTCAATCCTAATTCTCATGCAAGAAATAATTTACTATGGTTCTTAGAGAAATTTGATTTTGATATTTTAGACTCAGGCTTATTTGTAGGATACCGAAATGTAGTATCTAAAAATGAAAATGAATTATCTGCTATCTTAGATGCGTATTCAGAGTTAGTAAGGACAGGTCATAAAGAAAGTAATAGTTTATTATTAGCACTTAAAAGACAGCAGGAATATACAGACCAATACTCTAAAACATTCTCTATTAAATTAGGAGAAGTTGTAAGAATGAAAAGAAGTAAGTGTGATGAGGACTCTAATAATCCTTGTTCTAGAGGTCTGCATATTGCTCATAAGGGTTGGAAAAGTTTATCCTCTTTTGGAGATACAACTATAGCGTGTTTAGTTAATCCAAGAAATGTAGTGTCTGTGCCTATGGACAGTGATTTGGGTAAGATGAGAGTTTGCGAATATTATCCTATGGATGTGGTTTTGGATAATATTGGAGATTATGAGCAATCAGATGAGTTAATTGAAAGTCAGTTAAATTACATAAGTCAATTATCCTATGAGGGTAAAGTTAACAATAATGATAGTCAGCAATACAAATTCAAAAGAAAGTTTCAGACTTATCAATCTATTAAATTTGACTTAGAAGAACTAAAAAGAATATTAAATAAATAAACAAAAGATAAAATTATGACAGAACTTATTAAAATTACAACAAATGAAAGTGGGAACCAAGTAGTATCTGCTAGAGAGCTTCACGAGTTTTTAGAAAGCAAACAAGAATTTGCAAATTGGATTAAGAATAGAATTGACAAGTATGGATTCGTTGAAAATCAGGACTTTGAGGTTTTTGACAATTTTATCAATAACCCTAATGGAGGCCGACCACTAAAGGAATATGCCTTAACTATAGATACAGCCAAAGAATTAGCAATGGTTGAAGGGAATGAAAAAGGTAGACAAGCAAGGAGATATTTCATTGAATGTGAAAAGAAACTAAGAGATGTAGTATCAAACCAACAACTATATATCCCTAAGACTTTACCTGAAGCGTTAAGAGCATACGCTGATGAAGTTGAGAAGAATATTAAACTAGAAGAGAAAGTTAAAGAGCTTGAACCAAAAGGGCAGTACTTTGATAAGTTAGTAGACAGAGTCATATTAACCAACTTTAGGGATACAGCTAAGGAATTAGGATTAGGTCAAAATGCGTTTATAAGTAAATTGATTGAACTAAGATACATTTACCGAGACTCTAAGAAGCATTTAAAACCTTATTCTAAATTTGTAAAAGATGGATTATTTGAAATCAAAGAGTTTACCAACAGTCACACTTCAGGAGTTCAGACCTTAGTTACACCTAAAGGTAGAGAAGTTTTCTTAAGATTAATTAAAGGTGTTCAAGCTATAGATTTAAAGTTACTGAAAGGTTGAAATCAAAATGGACCAAAAAATAATTCAAAATAAATTTGGAAGTTAAAAATATTAATTGTATATTTGCAAACGTTAATTATCTTAGTAGACTATTCCCTATGTTTCCCTGAAGAAATTCAAATCATAGGGTGTCGTTTCAAATTTCTTGTCATACGACAAAGGAGTTATTTACCCTCGGAGTTACTAACCGAGGGTTTTTATTTAAATCGGTACTATGTTATACAAGGTAGGTAAAACCGCGGCTTTGTAATGTTAAAAGACATTTTCCTATATATACTACACACCACTACCCTATACAAATAAAACACTACTTCAAAAACAAATACCCCCTCCCTTTCCAAAACCAAGAACAATAAATTTTCCACTTTCTAAAAAATAACCTTCATAAACCTATCAAATTTCCATGATAATAATATCACCTATACAATCATACCAAAATAACATTTAAATCAAAATTTACCCTACCTATGTAGCCCATAAAGAGTGTCCACATTAAACTATCAAATATAAAATATCAAAACCCGCGGGGAAGTATTGTTATCCAACTCACTCAACAAAAATTCATACATATATTCATATATGAATATAGTATGCTACTCCACCACCTCATCTAAAAAATAGATACCTAAATAAATATACCCAATATATATATATATATTCAATTCCTCTATATATATTAACCTATATCTACCCAAATATATTTCACAGGTATATATTATCCTATCTAATAACTTTCCCATTATACATGTCTATCTTTTTATTTTTTGTATTTTTCTGTTTTCTCTGTATGTGTCAATCAATACTTGTAAAAATAGGTTTTGGAGGTATATGTCTATCAAAATGTACAAGTTTTGTAAAATCACGCTCCCGAGATATATGTCTATCTTTACTACCCACGTACATAAAACCCCTCCCACCTGTCGCAGGATTTTGGTGCTACCCCCTACCTAAATTCGTGCTACTCAAATGCCTATTCATGGGCTTTTTTTGGCTTTTGCCTTTCTGAGTTATTTTTTGGGTATTTGGTTTACATTATTTGTATGGGTATTTGGTTTTTGATATATGGTTTTTTTTGATATGTTTTTTCGTGATTTGATTTTTTGATTTTTGATTTGTTAGGTTTTTGGTTTTTATGTTATGTATATATTTGAAATAAATTGAAAAACTTAATTTTAGCCACTTTTTTACTTTTTTGGTATAAATATATTTAAACAAAAATATCGCCCGATTTTGATGCCTTAAAATCGTTTTTAAACATATTTATACGCTTATCATTCCTCGCTTATGTTTACATAATTTTTACTTAATTTTATTTTAACAAAATTTTAACATATTCGCAAACGTCCTATTCATCGGGGTTTATAAACTTTTTTATAAAAAACTTACTAAAATATTTGTTTTGTATTGTTTTATTTGCCTATATTTGCAACATCAAAATGATACAGATACACGCTCTTTAACATCAACGGCAAACATAGTTTCACGTGAAACAATACATAAAGTTTTTAAAAATGTTTCACGGGAAACATTAAAAGGAATGTATAACAATTTAAAAAAAATCAAAAAAATGGACAAAAAAGAGTATTTGAAAAACAGTTTAATATTAGAAAGAATTGAAATGGCGCAATATCTTGCGAGTGAGATAGAAAAGATATATGTGTTAGAATTTCAAGGTAAAAGTATGAGTGAAACGCTTATTGAACTTGAAAAAATAGTAAAACAATTTTGCGTAACAAACTTATCAGCATTTAATAAAATTTCAATTTTAACAACCGAAGAGTATCAAGAAATTAAAAATTTCACAATAACAATACTTTTTGACAAGTATATAATTTGGTAAAAGTTTCAACCTAAGCAAGTTGTAAAACTGCTTATTTTAATAAATAACTAATCAAAAAAAATAAAAAGAAATGACACTAAAAAACACAGGTCTGAAAGGTTTAGCAGACCAAGAACAAATAAAAGTTTTAGCAGAAATGCTAATCAGTAAGATAAATGAAAACACTACATATCCAGGAGAATGGGAAATGCGTGAGTTATACAACGCTCACGAATGTGTAGAAGACCTTATTCTACGAATGTACAGCGTTGCTTTCCCTTATCAAGATGAAGAAGATGATGAGGACTACTAAAATATACCACCCCGAGCGGGTGGTTTTTTATGCTCAAAAGTTGATAGTGAATAATACAGTAAGTATGTGGTAAAGGCGGTGTCACAAATTTAGAAAAATGTAACATTATGGAAAACGGGCGGTTTAGTTAAGTTTTTCTGAAAAAAAATATATAAACTTAAATTTTGAGTTTTAAGGTATCATAATTTAAAAAGTGAGTTTATACCTACAAAAATAATTTAGATTGATTTTTGAATATGTTATGTCTTTACATACTATTAAATAACTATATATAAACTAACTTATTTTACACTTATTGAAAAAAAATTAAAATTTTTATAAAATTATTTGGTAATTAAAAAATTATTTGTATCTTTGCATCAGCAAAACAATAGGAAAAGGGCTTTAATTAAAAAAAATTAAAAAAAGTTTATAAAAATTTGTTCAATTAAAAAACTTTTACTATCTTTGCAAAGTGAAATTTAAATAATAATAACAATCAAAAAAAAAGTAAATTATGTTAAAAGAAAAAGAAATGATTTGCGAAATTGCAAATCTGATTATTCAAAGGGTAAATTTTTCAGAAATTGATTTTGAAAATCAGCCTATTGAGGTGACAAAATTCGGAAATTATAGAATTTTTCGAGGGTATCAAACAGATGATTTGGTAGATGCTAAACTAAAAAAGGCAATTTACGAGGTTTGCGAGACCTTTATAGATTGTGATTTTTCAGGTGAGGTTAAGGAAATTTTAGAAATGTATGATTATTTTGACTATACCGAAAAAGATGAAATAAAAGATTTTCCAAAAGAATTTTATATTAGCCTAATAACTGAAATTTTAGATAATAGCGATTTTTTAGAACAAGTAGATAGTAGTATATTTGACTATTAAAACAAAAGACCTAAGCAAGTCTAAAAAAGGCTTATTTAAAAAGAAAAAAAATAAAAGTAAATAAGTAATAAATTAAATCAAAAAGTCATGAATCAGTTAGTAATTTTAGTAGTAAGTTTAGGTTTGTTAGTTAGCACAATTGCATTTTTTGCAGGAATTATAAACCTTATTTATATCACGGCAAAGCCGTATTTTAGAAAAATTGAGGATACCTTTGCAAG